AAGATGCTGCTGCAACCGAAGAGGAATCAGTAGTTGTCGAGACTCCTGAATTAACAGAAGAAGTTGTTGAAACAACAGAAGAAATGATGGAAGAAAAATCCGTAGAAGAGGAAGTCGCAATGCCTTCTCCAAGAGAAGCATTGATTGATGTTGCATCTGCATTAAAGAGTATCATGGAAACTCTTGATTCCATGCAAGAAAAATCAGAAGAAGTTGACGAAGAAGAAGTTGACAATTCAGAAGATGAAATTACAAATCTAAAGGCTGAAATTGCTGCATTAAAAGAAGAAAAAGCAGCAAGAGAAGCAGCAGAAAAACTTGAGGCGGAAGTAGCCAAGAGAGTAGAAGAAAGACTTGCAGAAGTTGGTGTTGAAGCATCTCCATCTCGCAAATCTATCCCAACTGTTTCAGAAAAGAAAACAGTAGCAAAAACATTCGACCCACAACCAAATGTGAGTAAGGGCATGAACGGATTAGCAGCATGGCTAGAATCCAATATTGCACATAGGAACTAAGGAAGAGGGTCAAACAAAAAAATCAAACTGAGGAATATAAAATGTCAGAAGAAATAGAGTTTAACGATGTAGTAGAAAGAGTGAAAGATGCACTTGCTGGCAATACAGCAGGGTCAGGGGCAACAATGTTGCCTACTGAAACAGCAGACGAAATTATTGCGATAGTGTATGAAAGAAACTTCATGCGTGGATTATTCCCATCACTACCAATGTCTCGCAGAACTGTAAACGTACCAAGCCTAACAGGTTCAGTTGCGTTCCACCAACAAACACTTGCAGATACAACATCAGGAACAGCACAAGCAGAATCATCTCAGACAACTAATGAGGTAACAATGACTTTGAAAACTATGATTGCTAACGTGCCTGTTGGAAACTATCTAATCGCATACGGTGTTGAAGGTTTACTATCCGTTCTTCGTGATGATATCGCATCCCGTCTTGCATACAATGAGCAATCACTTTTACTAAACGGTGATACTGCAACAGGAAATGCATATGCAGACAACATTAACGGTATCTATAACGCATCAACCAACCCAACAGGTGTTGACGCTGATGACAACGATTACCTACTAATGTTCGATGGTCTAAGAAAGGCTGCTGGAAAATCAGTTCTAGTAAGCGGAACTTTCGCATTATCGCACATTCGTGAAGCAATTAACGAACTTGGTGTTTACGCTGAAAACCGTGATGACCTTGCTCTAATTGTTCCTAGAAATCTTGAAGTTCAACTACTCGGCTTAACTGAACTACAAACGCTGGATAAATATGGAAGCGGTGCTACAATCTTAACAGGAGAAATCGGAAAGATTTACGGTATCTCAGTATTCGCAACATCTGCCCTTGCTACTAACTTAGGATGGGATGGAACTTTCGATGCTAGTGCTGCTGTTGCTAACAAAACAACTGCACTTCTTGTTCACAAGAGAAGTCCTTTGATTGGAAACCCAACTGTTGCTGACAGAAGGTTTAGCATAGACTTCCACGATGAGCCAACAAAAGACAGATTCGTTTTGATTCCACGACAAGACATTGCTTTTGGTGTTCGATACACAGACGCATTAGTTAGATTCAACGGAATCAACATAGTCTGAGACTGTTGAAACAAACCTTGCCTGATGGCTTAGTTTGGCGGCTACAAATAGCCGTCAGGCTAAGTCCTTTAGCATCGGTGATAAACCATAACGGATTAGACCTAGAGTATGATTCTCTTGGGCTATACTTTTGGTCAATTAATAATAGAAGAAAATAAGGGGTATTACTAATGTCAGTCGGCTGGGCAATGGGGCAGTTGATTGTAGATGAAAGTGCTACTTCTGCGATTGATTATTGCACAGTAGCAGATGTTGAAGCATATACAGGAGTTGACTTCTCAGAAGGTATTGGTGCTACCGAAGCACAGATTGCTACAATGATTTCAAATGCATCAAGATTAGTAGATGCTTATGCTGGTGTTCAGGTCGCTGGAACAGTCGGAGTTACAGAATATTTTGACGTGAATGAATATACAAAACACATCGTCTTGGGTATAAGACCTGTTGCTTCAATTACCAACATTTATTCAGTTGATGATAATGGAGTTGAAACGGCTTTAGTGCAGGGTAGAGTCAGAAATACGGATGAATATTGGCTACATGATAAAGAGGCTGGAATTGTAAGATTTATGGGGAAATTTACAGAAGATGGAATGGTTGCTTTGAAGGCCGAATATATTGCTGGAACAGCAACACCAACAATAGAAGCAAAGATGGCTACAATTATGATGGTATCACGAAATGCAGCACGTTCTGCATTGAATGATGAGAACTGCATGGATAGAGTAAAAGAAATGTGGTCGAGACTTCTGAAATCATCAGAATCAGATATGAAAGATATGTTAGAATTAGTCAAAAAACATTCTAAGATTGCAGTTGCTACTTTTGGTTTGGAAGGTAACTATTGAGGGAAATAATATGTCAATTTCAGACACAGGAATTCCAGCAATAGACCCACATACAATGTTGTCAAGTTTAATCACTACAAACATGACTTCTCCTGATGGAGTTTGGACTCCAATTGTGAATAGTGGATGGCTTGAATTCAAACGTCAAAAAACATACCAAATCTCAATCGTTCCACTATATACAGATTCAGACGCATTCAATCTTACAGGTGGTGCTTCGTCAACACAACCAAGAATATCAACAGGATATTATACCATAGTTTTGTATGCACCAACAAGAGCAAAGTTATGGTCTTTATTTCAGAAATTAATGTTAGTTTTGAACAATGAAACTTTGACTTCTCCACAATCAGGAAATGGAATGTCAGGAGTTGATGGAAGTGATTATCATTTTGTCCGAGTAGTTAGGTCAGAAGATGCTAAAACAATTGAGTTCAAAGATTCATTATGTGGTATAGATATTGACAAAACTGATGTTACAGGATATCGAGCAGAAATCACGGTTTCATGCCGATGGAATGAATAAATACCGATTCCTTGAATAACCGGAAAACAACGGTCAAGTAATATGGCTCTCATAGATTTGAAGAAAGCAGAACTAATCGCTCTTTGTGAAGAAAACGATTTAGATACAGAAGGAACAAAGGCAGAACTAGCAGAAAGACTAGATGCAGTATTATCTTGGGATGATGTAGTTGAAGAAGTAGTTGAGGAAGTAGTTGAAGAAGTAGTTGAGGAAGTAGTTGAAGAAGATGAAGATATTGAAGTTTACATCAACAATGTATTCAAAAAATATCTCAAAAGAGATGCAACTTCCAATGAGTTAAATCATTACAGAAAAGCAATGACATTCCATTGTAATTTAACAAAAGAAAACTTCGTTTTTGGAATCAAAAACTCAGATGAAGCACGTTCATTGTAAATATGATAAATATTGGTTTTTTATCGAAAAAATATTTTGTTAATCATAACTATCAATAACAGCAAACTGACAGGTTCGTTTCATTCCTTACAAAGACGCATCGAAAAGAGCAGCCTACAATCGTAGGTATCAGAAGAAAAGATATGTTGAAAGGAAGGCATCATACTTACACAATAAGAAGGTCAGAAGAGAACAAATGAAGGAATGGTTCAAGTCATTAAAACACACGCTGAAATGTGCTGATTGTAATATCTCAGGTTATCCTCATTCTTGGATTTTAGATTTCCATCATTTAGATTCTTCTGAGAAGTTTTCAATGGTTTCAAAAATGGTTCACGATGGATATGGAAAAGAAAAGATTCTAGCAGAAATTGAGAAGTGTGTTGTTTTGTGTTCAAATTGTCATCGGATTAGACATATCGAGGATGTTGAACTCAACACTCGGCTCAAGTCAAAAAAGTAATTTTGATATCAAAAACCATTGATATTCGGGATATATTGATAAGGGGGAAGCCTACGGTGGCTCATTTATGAGCCACATGAGCCAACCAACAAACCGACCAAACCTATCAGTCCACGCTTTACAAAGAGTTGATGAAAGATTAGTTGGAGAAGAAGCACAGAAAGTAATTTCAGCAGTTAGAAAAGCATCTGCAAAGTATGGAACAAAATCAGTAGGAATTATTGCACATGACTTAGGCTCACAAAGAGGCCAAGCATGGGGCAATACCAGCAACGGAGATTTAGTAGTTGTAATCGTAAGAAATGGTCAAGTAAAAACTGTTTACCTACGAAGGGCAACACAAACATTCGACCTTTCAGTTTCACGAACAGATGTATTGGTTGATATGACAGGAAGAGTTCTTTCAGCACCATTGAGAAACAATCCATCAGCAGGTCGAAGAGGAAGCAGAAATGCACCAAGAGATATCTTTGCTAACAGAAGTTAATTCCGTCTGTTCATAACGGTGGGATTTCCGACCATTATCTATGGCTAAAGCGAAGTCAAAAAAATTGAGAATCCTGTGGGGTTCTGAGCAACCAACTCGACCAACAGGATATGGAACTGTAACTAGAGAAATCTGCAAACGATTAGTTGAAAGAGGACATGAAGTTTTCATAATCGGATGGGATTACAATGGTGAAGATTTCAAACACGAAGAAGGCTGGACTTTAGTTCATGCTGGGATTTCAGGATATGGTGCTGAGAGATTAAGTGGCGACCATAGCCCAACTGTTTTGGAATATCATTTGGCTAGATTACAACCCGATTTATATCTGACATTGAATGACCCATTTTACATTGGTTCATCTGTTGTCAGCACCAATAAAATGAATGTTCCATATGTTGCATATATGCCGATTGATGGATATCCAATTTCATATGCTTGGAAGGATGTTTTGAAAATGCTTCATACTCCACTTTGGATGGCAAATTTTGGAAAATCTGTATTTACTGACTTTGTGAATGAATATAGTAGTGCTGGAAATGCCGATAAGACGCTCAGGGATGCTATGC